GGTGAACTAAGTGTAAGCTTAACACTTCGTGAAACATCTTCAGCTGCTTTTAGTTGGTCAGCAGAAGAAAGCGAAATACTAAGTAACAATTCGACGCTTCCAAGCGTAGGCGCTAGTCTTGCTATTGCTGCTTTAAATATTTCTGGCGGTGGGCGTACTGCTAGTGATGGTACTTTTATTCATAGTGCAATTGTTACTTGGACTGCTCCAAGCAATAGTTTCATCTCTCATTATGAAGTTGAATACAAAGCCACAAGCGATAGTAGTTATCATTCGACAACAACAACAGAAACAAGCATTGAACTAAGTCCGTTAGTGGACGCTGTAGAATATACATTTAGGGTTAGGGCTGTAACGGTACAGGGCATTAAAGGCTCATTTGTTACAGCAACTTTTACAGGGGGTGGTGATACAACTGCTCCAGCCCTACCAACTGCTATATCTGCTACAGGTGGTTTTAAATTTATTACAATCAACTGGACTAATCCAACAGATGCGGATTTAAATTTTGTTGAAATCTATGAGAACACAACCAACACTAGTACGGGTGCAACAAAAGTTGGCGTCTCTGGTGGTTCATCTTTCACAAGGGTTGGATTAGGTTTAAGTCAAACACGGCATTACTTTTTGAAGTCAGTAGACTTTTCAGGAAATGCTTCTGCTTTTACAACAGGCGTTAATGGTACAACCACATACCTAGATGATCCCGATTTTGAAAACGGTATCAGACAAATTTTCATAGATGCTGGTCTAGATCTAATTGCTCCTGTTTCTTCGTTACCTACAAGCGGAGACTTTGTTGGTCAGAATGTTTTCCTAACTTCTGACAATAAACTTTATGGTTGGGATGGTTCTAATTGGACTTCATCATCTGGCGGTGTAAGTAGCTTCTCAGGATTAAGCGGCTCTATTGCTGCAAGTCAAATACCTTCTGGAACTATTACAGAACTTAAACTTGCTGATAATAGTGTAACGGCTAATAAGATAAGTGCTAATGCGATAGGTGCATCAGAGATTGCAGCAAATGTCATTACAGGTAATAAAATTGCTGCAAACACAATTACGGGTGGTTTGTTAGCCGCGTCTGGAATTATTACCTCAGCTGCTCAAATTGCTGATGCGATAATTACAAATGCTAAAATACAAAATTTAGCCGTAACTACTGCAAAGATTGGAAACAACGCTGTCACTTTTCCGCAATTTGCTCAAGGATCAGCTTCAACAGTTGTTGATTTTCAAACAACTACTGAGCAAACTTTAGTTACTTTGACAGTCAATAATTCTGGTGCAAGTGCTCAAGTCACTGCAAATATGTTTGCTACGCATCACAATAACAACGTAACAACGCAATCTGCTGAGTTTCGGCAATTTAATTATTTTCTAAAAAGAAATGGGTCAACTATTGTTGGATTAAATAATGCAAAGGTTGGTCATCAAAATGCACCAAGTTTCACGTTACCCACACTTGATACCCCTAGCGCTGGTCAGGTCACATACACATTAGTCGTTCAAAACTCAGGTGGTAATACTTCTAAAAGTAAATTTATGTTTCCGTCCATTTCGTATGTGGAGTTAAAGAAGTGAATACTTACACAATATTTAATTCAGAAAAAATTATTAAGATAATTCATGGAAGTGCAGAAACATTAAGTCTTAATATTAATGAAGGGGAAACATCTGTTGAAGGTAAATTTACAGATGAATATTATTACGTCAAAAATAATAAATTAAAAGAATACCCTGTTAAACCTGATTACCCTGTAACCTTTAATGCAGATACTGAGCAATGGGTAGCAGATGATAACCTTGCTCTAAATAATTTCAGACAAGAACGGAATGAAAGACTAGCAGCTAGCGATTGGACGCAAGCGGCTGACAGTCCGTTATCTTCAGCAGACATAGAGAATTATAAGACACTAAGACAGAATTTGAGGGATATGCCAGCACAAGACGGCTTTGATCCTCTCAATCCCGTATGGCCTACCTTGCCATAATGCCAACCAAATAAGGAGATCTTAAAAATGGCTACATTGAATGACAGAGTGCTAGACTCTGGATTAGGAGTTTTAGACACGGAAGCAAATAGAATTGACGTTTGTAGTCAAGAACCGACTACATACGCTGCTGCAACTTCTACTTATACACTAGGCAACAGCACATCACTTTCTGGCGCTTCACCGACAGACCGATCAGGTGGTGGGCGTGAAGTTGTTTTCGCTGCAATTACAGATGGGAGCATAACTGGTAATGGTACATGCACTCATTATTCTATTAGCGATACAACAAATAGCCGATTACTTGTAACTGGAAGCTTATCAGCTTCTCAATCTGTCACTAACGGAAATTCTTTTACAGGCGCTAGTTTTGCCCTTGGCATTCCAGATCCATCATAAAGGTTGAGCTAATGGTTATGACAAATAAAACAGTTCACCACTTTGAGTTTGAACCAGACGAAATTGCAAAAAAAATCTCTGATAAAGGTTACACCACAGATTTAAAAAGCGATGAAATCAAAAACGAAAAGAAAAAAGAAACGGACAAGTAGATGGTTAAATTTGCTGATCGAGTCTCTGTAAGCACAAGCACAACTGGAACAGGCACACTGACTCTAGGCTCTGCAAGAACAGGCTACCAAACGTTTGCAGACGGTGGGATTTCTGACGGTGATACCACAGTCTTTGTCATAGAAGATGGTAACGCTTGGGAAATATCTGAGGGGGTCTACACTCACTCAGGCATAACTTTAACCCGTGTATTGCGTAGTAGCTCTACTGGTTCTCTTCTTAATCTAAGCGGTTCTGCATATGTCTTTATCAGTCCGTCTTCTGCTGATCTAACTCTATCTGGTGCTGCTCACAATTTTACAGCATTTACAGCAACAGCTGGACAAACCAGCTTTAGCGTTAATTACAGTATCGGGAATGTTCTGATATTTATGAACGGAGCAAAACTAGATAGCTCCTCATTCACGGCAAGTTCGGGAACAGCTGTAGTTTTAGGCGCTGGTGCTAGTGCTGGCGATATTGTCGAAATCATTGAGTATGGCGGTGCTTCTGCAAATTATTCAACAACTGAGTTTACAGCAACGTCAGGACAAACAGCATTTAGTGGCAGTTATAATATCAATAAAAGTGCGGTTTATATAAACGGCATTTTGCTTTTACCGACTACCGATTATTCAATTTCTTCCAGCACAGTAACGTTAGTTTCTGGCGGTAATGCTGGGGATATTGTGCAAGTTCAACAATATGCAATTTAAGGATCTGATATGAGTATAAACAGAAATCTAGCAAACTTTGCGACTAGTATCACATCTGATGGTAAAGCGTATATAACAATTACCGTTACCGTAGCAGGCGGCAAGTATGTAATAGATGGTACGTCACAACAAACCGTGTCATTATCTAAGGGTATAACTTATCGTTTTGATGTTTCAAATAGTTCTGTAAGTGGGCATCCTTTTGTTTTCAGTACTGGAAGTAATGGCGCTGGCTCATCTTTTACCACGGGAATTTCAACTGTAGGATCAGCAGGTTCATCAGGGGCTTATGTACAAGTTACCTTAGAGCAAGATGCACCAGATCATTTAGGATACCATTGCTCCAACCACGCAAATATGGGCGGCCTAGTTAAGACTGCACCAGTTGGCGATGCAAACTTTGCTAGCTTTGCAGGTACATTTACGTTTCCAACAAGTGATGGAAGTGCAAATCAAGTATTAAAAACTGATGGAAGTGGCACATTATCATTCGGGTCAGTTGCCGCAAGCTATGGAAATAGTGATGTAGACAGTCACCTAAACCAATCTAATCCTACAAGCGGATATGTCCTTTCTTGGAGCGGATCAGATTATGCTTGGGTAAGTAATGCGGGTTATACAGACGCTAATGTAAATACTCACCTCAATGTAAGTGGTGCTTCGTCTGGTCAAATATTGGGTTGGAATGGAAGTGACTATGCTTGGGTTGATGATCAAAGTGGATCAGGTGGCATAGCAAGTGTAGCGGCTGATACAACTCCGCAGCTTGGAGGTGAT